GTCGAGAACGTGGCCGGCTTCGTGGAGATGCCCGGTAAATATGCTAATCGGGATGGCTACCGTCTCACGCCCGTCAAATGAACTTTGGGTACCATCAAATTCCACTTGCAAGGGTCGCGAGTATGCTATATAATCTAAGCATCGACTTCGAGAGGAGCCGATATACAACCTCAACCAGTGAAGGAGCATGTCATGGCACAAGCACCGAAGCAGCAAGCGCAAGCCCCGAAAGCCGCCCCTGCCCCCGCCCCTGCCCCCGCGCAGGTCGCCGAGACCAAGAAGATCGGCGCCGCGATCGTGCTCGATTCCGGCGAGCGCCGGGTCGACTACATCAAGCGTCGTTTCGCCGAGGGTGCGAAGCGTGGCGAGATCGCGAAAGAGCTGGGCGTCCCGTACCAGATCGTCTTCGCGGCCACCAAGCAGAAGAAGGACGCCGCGGCGCCGGCTGCGCCCACGAAGTAACTCACCAGTTCTCCGGTGCCTGGGGTCCTCTGCCTCAGGTGATGCGCGGGGTGGGAGCCAAAAGCTCTCACCCCGCCGTCTTTTTCGGATGAGCCACGGTAACCTCCTACGGGGGGCCCTCAAGGACTCGCGACTTAGAGTCCTCGCACTCGATCCAGGCGAGACTACAGGCGCCTGCGTATTTCACGGACCTCACCTCTTCGATGCCCGTCAACTTCAGACTGGGCTAATGCCTACTGCCGCAGTCGAGGTCTGTCATTACATTCAAGGTTTTGATCCCGACATAGTCGTCATCGAAGACTACCGGGTGTACAGCTGGAAGACCAAAGATCATGCTTGGGCTGGGTTGCATACGCCCCGCCTCATAGGCGCTACGGAGTACATCTGCCATCAGCTCCTCAAGCCATTAGTCAAGCAAACTGCTCAGCAAGGCAAAGGATTCTGTACCGATGATAAGCTCATGGCATGGGGTCTCTACCAGAAGGGAGAGAAGCACGCCCGTGATGCTATTCGTCATGCATGTTACTACCTGTTGTTCAACGTTGCAAAGCTGCATATCCCCGGAGGCAAGACATGACTCAGAAGAAGCTCAGACCCAAAGACCCCTACTTCTCGGCTGTGAATCCGAAGGATCTGGTCGCGCAGAGCAAGCTCGACCTCTCCCTCATCCCGGAGACAGCGATCATCGCCGAAGCGCTGGCTCACCTGGAAGGGGCCTTGAAGTACGGTCGGTTCAACTGGAGGATGGCGCCCGTCAAAACCTCGGTCTATTACTCGGCGATGCTCCGGCACGCCCTGAAGTTCCACGCAGGAGACGAAGTAGACAGCAAGACGCTTATTGCCCACTTGGGCTACATCCGCTGCTGCGCTGGGATCATGATCGATGCCCTGCATCACGGCACCCTCATTGATGATCGTCCGCCGCGTGGGCGTATCGATCCCGACATCGAAGATTACCTGGATCACGACGTCGTCAAGCTGGTGGAGCACCTGCAGGAGCTCTTCAAGAAGGAGACGCCGAAGCAATACACCATCCAGGATGGCTTCAACCCGAAAGCGCGAAGCCAACGGCGCAGGAGGTAACTTCCGTGGCGAAGGAAGACTGGACGTCAGAGTACATCCGGCTGATCGATGACTGCGAAAAGCGGGAGAGCCGTCTTACGGAGTGGGAACGTGAGTTCCTTGATTCCATTCGTTCCAGAATCGAAGGCGGAACTCCCCTTACACCGAAGCAGTCGGAAACTCTGGACAATATCTGGGAGCGCGTAACCGCGAGAGGCTAACCATGGCAACAAGTCTCCAGAGGCTCAAAGGTCATGGGGGCATGTTCAACCTCAAAGACCAGGTCTTTGGGGACTTGACTGTCCTTAAGCTGCTGCCGCAGAGGCACAATCGGAAACGAATGTGGCTCTGTCGTTGTGTCTGCGGCACCGAACTAGGAGTAAGGCATGACTATCTCCTTCACACCAACAGTCCCAAGCGTCACTGTGGTTGCAAGAATCGTGGACTGCCAACTCTACATCCGCAAGAGTACCACATCTGGAACTCCATGCTTAGGCGATGCAATGTACAGAATCACGTTGGATACCCCCAGTATGGTGGTCGAGGTATCCGCGTTTGTCCTGAATGGTCTGATCCAAAAACTGGATTCGAAACATTCCTCGCCTACGTCGGAAAACGTCCCTCCAAGGATCACAGCCTTGATCGGAAAAACCCTGATGGTAATTATGAACCCGGAAACGTCTCCTGGGCAACGGCTAAACATCAGGCCCGCAACAAGCGAAACTCGATCTTCCTTCCTCACCCGACTACGGGAGAGATGGTTCCAGCTGCCCAGGTTGCGGAGGAGTTCTTCAAGGGGTCGTACCAAGCGATGAGGGCGAAGTACGTCAGGCAAGGCAAATGGCCAACAGACAAGGGGCTCACATGAACCTACCCAGACCATGTGAAGTAACGTCGCACAACTACCATGTACGTGGTATCTGCTGGGCTATCAACGCTCAGGGCCACGCCTTGGTGGAGGTCGAAGGGGGAGAGGTTCGGGTGTACGAACTATTCGGTAAGGGGTACACCCTGAGGTTCATCCTGTGATCCTGCAGGACCTCAATGTCGCGGCGGCCTGGGAGTCGTCTGTTCCCTTCCAGAAGGAAGACGCCGACTTTGCTGCTCGCAACGGCTCTGTTGTACTGGGACATCAGACTGGTCTCGGCAAGACCTTTATCTCTGTGTTGGCGTGGTCGAAATGGCCCAAGGCTAACAAGGCACTCATCTGTGGTACCCTTGGCTCCATGGCTACCTGGTACAAAGTGCTGGGTCGATGGGGTGGCATAACGCCGAAGTTCATCCAGGGTAAAGGGGATCCTCTTTGGGCTGAAGCCCTGGAGGCTAAGGAAGGTGTGTACATGTGTACCTACATGACCTTCCTCTACGGGATGAAGACCGTGTTGCGAGGGAAGCCTCGGTTCGACCTCCTCGTGAACGATGAGTTGCACCGCATGATGCGGACGCGCAACCAGATGTGGAAGCACTTCAAGAGGTTGGACTTCGACCATTACCTAGGGCTCTCGGCTACGTGGGCCTCTCGTGGACCTCAGGATTGCTATCCTGTTCTCAACCTTGTTAATCGCAGAACCTTCCCCTCGTACTGGAGGTACGTCAATACGTGGTGCTACGTGGAGAAGACCACATATGGCACTGAGATATTCGGAGTCCGCAATGCCGAGAACCTCAGGGCTATGCTCCACGAGAGGTACTACAGAGCTAGAACGTGGCCTGAGGTTGGGAATCAGTTCCGCAAAGGAGAGTTTGCTTCCTCCGCGCCTGTAATGCGTCGGGTGGAAGAAGTCCTGATGGGCAAACAGCAGACTAAGCTCATCCAGGAGCTGGATCGGGAGATGATCGTTGAGCTCGGTCCCGACAGAATCGTGACGCCGAACTCGCTGGCCCTCCTTACCCGCAAGCTTCAGATGGCGATCAGTCCTCGTATCCTAATGCCTGGGGCAGAATACGGTGGCGTCATCGATTGGATGGTCAACACCATCTCGGACGATCAGCATACCGTTGTATTCTGCCCTTTCCGTGAAGGCCTCGACGTGCTCCGGCAGGCTCTCATAGAGGATAAGTACCCCCAGGACAAGATCTTTGTCTTTAAGGGCGGGATGCGACCCGACGAGATCAACACGCAGGTCGAAGCCTGGAAGCAGAGCCAAGGTGTCGCTTTGTGCACAATCGCCTTTGCCCAGTCGTTTGATCTGGACACAACCAACACGGCATACATGCTCGGCTTCGATTGGGATCCGAATAACAACTACCAAGCCGAAGGTCGGCTTCGCCGGTTCGATTCCATCTTGCTGTCGCCTTGCATGGTTAGATACATCGTGCCAGAGGGGTCGGACTACCACCAAGTGATGGACGTAGTAGACGGAAAGGTAATGAACGTCCGGGAGTTCCTGTCGGGATACGGCAAGAAGCACGCCCATCAAATTCCTATGGTCAACTACTTGTAGACCCCCTTATTGTGCCTATATAATAGGGCTATAGGATGATTTAGGGGGTTCGAGCTACTCTCACCCCGCCGGACAAGGCACGACGACTAGGGAGGTTCAGTGCAAGATGTACCGGTCCAGGCAGTCAGCCTGGAGCACCTAAGAGTTCACCTCGCCGAGGAGCAGTCACCGTTCATGTTACGGACGAGTGACCGGATCCTCTTCAAACGCTGCAGGCGATTGTGGGGATGGATGTCACATCTCCGTCAAGGGCGTAGGCTCCAAGAGAACGCCGACTACTTGTGGTTTGGTACCGGCATCCACTACGCCCTGGAAGACTACCACGGTTTGAACCTCTACGGCCATCCGGCCAAAGCCTTCATCGCATTCGTCGAAGCCTCGCGGGCAGCAGAGATACTTCCGGCGACTTGGCAGGAGCATCTCCAGCTCGGTATAGTGCTGATGACGTATTACGCGGAGGAGTGGCTGTCATGCAGACCAGCACTCGAGACGTATGAACTCGGTGGAGTTCCTCAAGTCGAGGTTAATGGAGCGATTGATCTCGGAGTACGCACACCGGATGGGCGAAGGGTTCTTTACGGATTCACACTTGACCGGGTCATTGTTGACGACTTCGGCCGCCTATGGATCGTTGAGTACAAGACCGCCAAGCAGATACGCGTGCTACATCTCGATGTTGACGAGCAGGTTACGGCATATTGTTGGGCCGCATGGCGTCTATACGGAGTACACGTTGCTGGTGTGGTGTACCAGCAGTTTGCTAAGCGAGCGCCGGTACTCCCTAAAGTTTTGGCCACAGGGCGAGTATCTACTGACGTGCGGCAGGCAACTTCCGCCGCGCTCTATGCAAAGCTGCTCGTGGATATGTACGGAGGTCTTGAGACCGCTCCCAACGAGAACATCATCGCTCTGAACAAGATCCGCATGTCGGAGGATGAAGACCGAGATCGGTTCATCGTCCGCCACCGCATAGAGCGCAATGAGACACAGCTCCTATCCTTCGAGCAGAAGGTTCTCCTGGAGCTGGAAGACATTGCCAACCCCGATTTGCCCATGTATCCGAACGCCACCAAAGACTGCGACTATATGTGCCCGCTACAGCCGGCATGTATCGCTATGGACGACGGTTCGGATTGGGCTGGTATCCTCGATTCGATGACGATAATGACCGGAGACGGTCTTACTGGAAGAGAGAAGGAGCAAATCAGATGGCGCAACCTACTGCCGGAACCCAACGAAGTGCAGCTCCCGCCGGAGGGAGTGCAGTACAGCCAGTTGCTGGGGCAGCTGGAGCCTCAGTCGGAGGAAAGCCAGCTGTCGCCGGAGGAAGCGTTCAGCCAGGAGCTCGGGCTAGCGTAGCAGCCCAGCCTCAGGTAGGAGTCGCACCGGCTGCCCCGAAGGCACCGGCTGGGCCTCCGTTCCAGATGCACAAGCTCACCGAGTACGATCGGTGGCTCAAGATGATCGCCTATGGCGACTACGGCTCGGGCAAGACACGACTCCTCGGCTCAGCTGTCTTGGTGCCGGACATGCGCGACATCTTCTTCATCGACGCCGAAGCTGGCGACCTCACCATCGCCACGGAAGAGCTGTTCGCAGCTCTGAAGCAGCACTTCACCGTCGTCCGAGTCAAGGACTTCAAGGTGTACGCCAGGGTTCAGGAGTACCTCAAGCTGCACTGTTCTCTGCGGGATCAACATACCCCGGAGGCGGACAAGAAGCTGAAGGAGCTGGAAAAGCTCCTCATCCCGGAAGACCAGTACGAACCGGATGCTCCACCGAAGCGCTTCCGGACGGTCATCACCGACTCCCTGTC